CGCCAGTTGATACAGGCCACCCTCGGTAAACGTGATGTCAGTTGTCGGCGACCCTGTCAAAGTGATGCCACTGGCAAACAAACTTGTCAGCGTGATGGCGTATGCCGTGTTGGCCGCAGCCGCAGTTATCGTTGACGTCGAATTAAACGACGCGTTGGCCCCCGTGACGTCAGACAGCATCAGGGGATACCAAACGTCGTTCTTGCTCACGATAGGATAACCGCCGGTGGCATCCCACAACAGCACGCCATCCTCGGTAGCCGACGCAGTGGCCGATTTAAACTGCAACCGTGAAGCCGTCCGCCGCAGATAGGCAACGATATTTTGCGCCCAGTATTGCAGATCCGACGTTACGGGTGGTGGTGTAAACCCTAAACTCACCGTAGGCCACCGGCCGTTGCGTCAAGCCGCATGATGCCAACCCGCCAATCGGCCAGACGCGCACCGTCAACCCGCATTTTAATCTGCCGCCCGGTAAACCGCACGCTGGTAGGGTTAGCCATCGTATAGGGTCCGTAAGTCCGTTCGACGTCATTGGGATTGAATTTGGTCTTGAAGGTAGCCGTCACGTCGCCTTGGGTTTCCTCGTCTGGGATCAATTTAGTGGCAGACAACACTTGGTCGCCATTACCCAAGCTGATCGGCCCGCTTTCGGCAAAAATTTCGGCGTCATCAACGGCCAACCCAGTTTCGTGATCATACGACTTGCCGTCGGCAGCAAACCAAATCGGGTTGCGGAATACGCCGCCGTCAATGCCAGCAGTTCTTACCAAACTTCCGATTGTCCAGTGACGTTCAGAGTAGTTAAAGGCTACATAGCTGTCTATTTCGTTTGATGCCTCCGACGGGTAGAACCACCAAACCTCGTTAAACTTCTGGTTCGCCACGCCAAAGATTTTGGAAACCTGTGCGATGTTCAGATTGTTGAAAACATAGTCCGACACATCCGACGGCACATCCTGCACGGCCCCACCCGCATAAAGATGGATGCCACGTTTGCCCATCCAGAACACACCCTCATCCACGGCTACCGCAGCCTTGCGCGAGATAACGCCGCAGGCCGAGCCGACACGCTCAAACCCGTAGACATACGGCGGACCCTGATAGGTTGCCGAGTGCGCGTCCTGATCGGTCAGTATCAAAGTCTGCCCGCGTGTCTTAATCCCCAGCATGATCTGGCCGGACGTCTGCAACTCAATGTCACCGGCTTCATTTGTAGTTAGCGGCGTCCAAGTCGTGTTATCTTCTCGGTCACACCATTGCACCTTGCGAGGATTACCGCCGGCTCCAAGCGCGAATAGGAAACGCTCGCCAGTGACAACCAATGATTTATTTGACGTCGGCGCACCGCTAATGGCGACGGCATCGTTAGCTGGGTTAAGCGTCCACTCCAACAGGCGACCGTCGGCCACCGAGCAGGCCACCAAGTTTTGGCCGAAGTTGTCTAGCGCCCACGTCGTTGCTTCCGAGTAGTTACCCTTGTCAGCACGCGGCGTGCCATAGGTTTCCATACCGTAAAACCCGCCGCCGTATCCGACATTGACGACGGCAGACAGGTTACCAGAAACCAAAGCCGTCGGCGAAATGTCAGTGATCGTGCCAGAGGCGTTAACGGCCTTTAGGGAGTTATGGAAGCCAACAGCATACCGTTGGTCGCCTGACAAATCTTGCCACGCTATGGCCGCTCTGGGGGCCGTTGTGCTGACAGTGTCACGCAATCGCCAACCGCCGACCGGGCGCATCGTGCCGTCAATCCAGCGAACCAGATTAGCATCACGCCAGCGGTTGCTGGCCTGAAACTCCGTGCCGTTGCGGAAAACACCCGGCGGGATCTGTAGCGGAATGAGTGACATGCTTTTCTCCTGTCCGTCAGACTATACGACAGTTTTGGAATAGTGTCACTTGCCGCACCCTGCGTCGATCTGTTGGATCAATAGCGCACCCGTGACCAACGAAAGCGGCCCACCGTCCGCAACCAATGCCGCCGCATGGGATGTCCTGCTTTGCACCGTGCCATCGCAGATTGCACTAGTGTTTGGCGCGATTGCGCAGCCACTCACCAGCAGTGTTAGGGTCAGGCACAGGACCAACCGCGTCAATCCGCTTTGAAGTTTCGGCATAACTTTGTAACTCCTCAATCTTGGCAGCGTCTCTGCCAGCCTTCTTGCCGCCGAACCAAGCAGCCAGCAAGACCAGCAGAGGCTTCAGCAGAGAGGCCAACAGCGCGTTCATGCCTTGCGCTTGGCGATCACTGACCAAACCGCGACTATGATTGTAGCGGCCGCGCCACCGACTGTGGTAGCTGTCTCGCTGTCGATCAATCCCTTGCCGACCAAGTAGCCGCCGAGAGCAGATACAAGTGCGCGGGCGATGCCGCCAATTTCAGTAGCCGTCATTTCGTTGTTCCCTTTATGATTGCCAAGATGGCCTCAATTATTACGGTCAAGATTGATTTAGGTTCAACCTTTTCAGGCGCGGTAACGGTGTGCATGTCAGCGGTCACCGGCGTCAGGAACAACGTGACCTCTGCATTGCGGCGGTTGACCAAACCTTTGACAACCTCGCCGCCAGCCTTGTTCCACATTTTGAATGCGGCAGCGGACTTTTCATGGTTGCCGGCGTTCAGTTCACGCAGGACAGTAGACTTGGCAAAGGCGGTCGTCCCGATGTTATACGCCAGTGACACACAAGCCCCAAATTCATTCGTATTGACGTTGGCCGTGATCATCGCGTCAACCGTAGCCGCAAACTTATCAACACCCTGTCGCAGCAGATCCTCGGCACGTTCCTGCGTGATGGTCATACCCTTAGCCGGTATGATACCAAGACCAGCCATCGCCGTTGTGCCGTAGCCAATTGTCCAGATGCCAACGATGTCTTGGTATGCCGTCAGTTTGCAGCCCTCAAACCGCTTGATCAAATCCAGCGTGGCCTGATTGACGCTCACTTGCGCATCTCCCTTTGGATCTCATCCAACTTTTTTAGCACTTCGGAAAACCCCGTCTTGATCTCTTTCAGTTCCCGGTCGTGGCCTTCTTTGGTCAGATTGTATTCTGACTTCATAACAGCAATTTCTGTCTCGTGGCCCTGCGTCATCTTGTAGTGCATCCACACGAAGGCAACGATTGGGATCACCGCAAATTGCAGTAGGAGTTTCGCTAGTTCTATGATGCTGGGATCCGACATTATGGCTGACCCTCTGTTGCTACAAGTGACCAGTTAATTGTGGCTTCATCCCAGACATACATTTGCCCATCATTGGGCGCGGGAATAGGCGGTTCCCAATAGCAAGTGTCTTCGTTTAAGGTCCAGCTATCATATGGTTTTAAATGGATAAACGCATCTCTGACGGGATCGTAAGTATGCCCTATGGTGGCATAGTTTTTACGCAATGCTTTAGATTGATCTGCGCTTGGGGTGCGAGAATTTGGTTCGTAATGAACACCGCCTTGTGTATTGTATGATGTTTGGACCCAAGCCTCATCTGGCTCAGTTTCTAATGACGTAATAAAGCTCTCGTCAGCAACGATCACCGCTTGGACTATTCCTGATTTGACGCGAGCGTAGTGTGCCATTTTTTGTTCCTTAGAAGCTGAACGTGCCAGAGCTTGTGAAAGTATGCACAACATATCCTGTGCGCGATGTCGTGCTGATTGATCCACCAGTAGCGACTGCGGTAGTTCCGGGGTAAGCAACAATTACAATACCACTACCACCACTACCACCGGGGTAGGTCTGCAAATTTGGACCAACATCTCCGCCGCCACCAGCACCAAGGTTAGCAGCGCCATTAGTTGGTGCGAGAGTTCGCGTTCCACCTTTTCCATTGCCGTATGCTGTAACTTGCGTCCAATCCGCGCTTCGGTCCGCCCCTGAAGCGCCGTTGCCACCACCCGCATAGTTAGTAGCTACCCCCGTGATAGATGATGTTATACCTATGCCGCCAGAGCCGCCGACGTTTGTTGAACCCGCAGAAATTGCGCCGCCAGCGCCGCCAGCTCCACCGCCGCCGCCGCCTGCGGAATATGCGTTTCCAACCGCAGCCCCGCCATTGAAACCTTGAGCGGGTGAGGTGGCTGGAGTGTTCCCTGAACCAGCAGATGGTGACTCGTAAGATTGCCCGCCGCCGCCAGAACCGCCATTAGCTGAACCAGTTTTACCGCTGCCGCCGCCAGTGCCAGTATAGCCAAATGCACTGGAATCGCCACCACCGCCGCCGCTGCCGCCAGCCGCACCAATAACAATGGAAAAACTTCCCATTGTAACAAACTGCGATGCAATTTGCCTCGTTCCGCCAGCGCCACCGCCACCAGAGCCGTTTTGGTTCCCAGAACCGCCACCACCGCCGCCGCCAATCACCAACGCTTCCAAAGTAAGTGAATATGTCTTACCTTGCAAATTGCTTAAGCTGATAGTGCCGGAGGGAACGCCAGCCAAAGAACGCACAGCAGCGTTATTTAGACTAATATTCGCGGTCGCGGACAGGCCAAGTTCCACGCTCACCTGAGATAAGGAAATCGCGCCTGTTGGAAGGGTCATGCTATCGTCCCATAGGCGCTGACGTTGCCAACAACAGTCAAGTTGCCACTGCTATCTAAACGCATTTTATTAACGCCGCCATAAGCAAAGGTAAGGTTCAATCCAGAAGCTACCCATGTCCAACTTGCACTACCACCAGTTAACGTAACTGTGCCTGAAATAGTCGGGCTGGACGCCAATGCTTTTGCATCAAGTTGGGCTTGAATGGCCGAGGTTACGCCATCAACATAGCCAAGTTCAGTCGCCGTCAACCCAGCAGGGGTTCCTGTTAGTTTATTAAACTCGGCGGCCGTCGTCGTGACAGCCGTGCCGTCGATCTTCCACAGGCCACCAGATAGGTTCGGCTTGGCTTTTTGCGCACCCGTGCCGCCGAGCAGGGCGTCGACCGCATCCAAATCCGTATTGATCTTGGTTCCCCAAGTGTCGCCGCTGGCCCCAACTTCCGGTTTGGTTAAGGCGAAATTGGTGGTTGTGGTATCTGCCATCTATCTTGCCCTCATGCGGCCCAAGTTGCCGGGGCAACTGTCTGGGGTGTCCACGGCCCATTGTGTGCGGCCTGCGCAGTCCAATCCGCGCCTTCTATTCCTTGGTCAGCCCATGTCTCGCTAGTCGTAACTTGCGGCGTCCATGTCTCACCCTGTGCGGCGTCATCTTCCCATTTTTTGCGCGCTAATGCAACAAATGTGAGAATGGTGGCAGATTGAGCCGCAGCTTGACGGATGCGAAGCCCGTTTGCCGACACTTGGCTTTGCGACAACATGTTGCCGCCTATCAGATAAATTGCCAGCGCAGTTGCCGATGTTGACGACGTGACAGCAATGTTGCCAGACGTTAGCTGGATGCGGGTTGCGCTTGCCGCTGCGGTCGACGTTACGGGAAAGTTAGCTGCGGCAAATTGTATGCGCATAACCGTTACGGTTGCCGAAGATGTGTTTGAAATTACAACATTAGGTTGCTGGATGCGGGCTGCGCTTGCCGTTGTAACGGAAAATACCAATGCAGAAGCCGAAGCGATCTTAGCATCACCTACGGCGTAGCCTTCAATCCAATATTCTGGTTCGACGTAATACGGCGCGGGCATGTCTTACTCCTGTGCTTTATGCCGGATTTATCATAGAAGGTAACGAATTATTACAAGGCCAGAGCCGCCATTTGTTGCTGAATATGATGGAGAGCCACCGCTGCCACCACCACCACCAGAACCAGTAAAGGCCGTTGCGTTAACGCCTAAACCACCACCACCACCAGAGCCGCCAGCTTTAGCAGTTCCGTTTACAGTTTTTCCACCGCCGCCGCCCGCTGCAATATAGTAGGTTCCAGATACGTTTACACCATAACCAGCCATTTGGAGCAAGGAACTGTAGGCACTTGCACCAACACCTGCGTTTCCTGCGTTTTGAGAAACCCCCGCGGACCCAGCGCCGCCAGCACCGCCGCCGCCGCCGCCAGTGGCATTAACTCCCAAGTCGGTTGGTCCTGTGCCATTGCCGCCAGAAAATCCTTGGCCGGAAGTTCCTGCGCCCGCAAGATAACCATTAGTATTTGACGCTAACATTCCACCACCGCCACCCCCAGAACCGCCAGAAGTGCCGCCACCACCACTATCTCGACTTGCACCACCGCCGCCACCAACAGCATTAGTTACGCCAGTCATTGATGACAATGTGCCTTGGCTTCCGGGACTAGAACCAGCCGCTGCGCCTGCACCAATAGATATGGTGTAATTATTAACCCCCGCCGCGACACTTAATGCAGCAGCATATACTACACCACCAGCACCGCCACCACCACCGCCATTGCTACCACCAGCGCCACCGCCACCTACCATTAAAACTTCAATGCCCTTTGTGCCTTGGGCCAAGTTAGTGGTAAATGTGTCTGATGTGGTAAAGACGTGTATTCTATAGCCGCTTGTGTCTGTCGTTGTGCCACCGATGGCAAAAAAAGGTGTGTTTGATAAAAGACCAACTGAACTTGGCATTACGTTAAGCCCGCCCCTGAAACAACAAACTCGTTAGACGCAACGCATACGACAGTAGCTATGCCACGCAATGCAAGTGTGCGGTTCCCCGTGGTGGCTGAACCAGCCAAGCAAAGTGTGACGCTCGTGCCTTGAGTAATCGTCTGTGATGATGCGCTGTTGTTGTATATGGTAAGGTTCTGTCCAGCGGAGAATATGCCGGAGTTGATTGTAACGCCACCTGTGGTGATGTTAATCATCTTGCCGTTATCCCCCACAACAGGGACATAAGCTGCAACTTTTGCGCTGTTAACAATGTCTCTAACATTGCCAACTCCGTCAGATATACTAGTTGTTGCAGTGACAGAGGTAAACGCACCAGTAGATGGGTTGGATGCACCTACGGTGCCACTGTAAATGCCACTGGTTATTGTCGGACCTGTATTTAGAACTACAGAACCCGTGCCTGTGAGAGATCCAAAATCTGTAAAACCAAACTCCCAATCTGCGGCAGTAGTTAGCGTAATGCCAATGCAAGTAACCATGGCGGTAGCCTGCGGAATTAATGTGCAGACAAGATTTCCTCCGGATGAGTTTATTGTAATGCTTCCTGTAGAATTGTTGACAATATGAAACGTCCAGCCCGTAGCCAACGTAGACGTAACGGGCAAAACAACTGTCTGAGCCAAAGTGCCAGTAAACAATTGATACTGTGTGCTGGCGTTTGTAAGGGTTGTTGTCCCAGACGCAGTAGCCGTTGACGTATATCCCATCAACCCAGCAAATCCGCTTGCGCCAGTATCAGCCTTACCAGTGTTTAAGTTTGTAAAATTGGCGTCCACCTCAACGTGCGTGAGTGGACTACCTTTTCCCGCCCGTGTGACTATGGTTGCCATGTCAGGATCAATCCAGCGTGATGTCTAAGTCGCCAGCAGGAATGCGCAGGACGTCGCCTGATGCAATCGTCTTAGACGCGGTCAACGTCGCGTAGGCCAGCATATTGCCAACCGTCAAAGCGTCAAACACCGCGATATGCGTAATCGTGCCCCAGCTTGCAGACGCCGTCGGCCATTCAACCGCAGCCGAATTGGTAGCAGTGTCACCGCTGACGGACAAAGTTACCGCCATGCGGACATATGAACCACCGCTAACCTCGGTTCCGCCGCCAGCCTCACCGGGGGCAGCCGTAAACAAACCGATATACCAAGCCGTCGGCCGGGTAGGCGTGCCAGCCGTGAACAGCCATTGCAGCGTGCGGGTTTCCGCGTCATTGGTAAAACTCACGGCGCACCTCTCTTGGTTTTCATAACCAACCCGGAGCCGCCGTATTTGGCATCGTCCGAAGTTGCGTTCAGGTTATCCATCGCAGCCTTATACAATCCATCCCAGACCGCAACCTTGGCGTCGTCTTTCAGATACGGAGCCGAGTGAACCAAAGATCCATACAGGTAGGCGTCGGGGGCCTCGGTCAGCAGCCAGTTCGTCGTGTTTGCGCCAGACAGAGCCGGCACACGGGCATAGTACACCAAGGAAGCGTTATATACTATGTCAGGCGTCGGATATAACTCCAAGCCTCCGGCGGTCAATGCATAGTGCGTGGGTTTGCCTGTTTGGTTATAGTTGTCAGCGCGAAGCTGTAACATCTGCGCCGTGCTGATCGGCTCAACCGGGTTGGTCGACCCATCCAAAATCTGCAACCTGATTGGCGACATGTAGTCGGCGGGAACGGCGCTGTATTGCGTATCGAGTTGAGCCGTGCTGCGTTTTTCTTGCCGATAGTGACGCAGGTCGCGGTCGATGCGGCTTTCGGCCAACCGAATGAACGTCGGGATAACCGCCGTTAAGTCATCCCGGTTAAGGAAGTCCGCGATGGCAGACTGCAACTCTGCGTATGTGGCTATGGTCATTCGTCAGCCTCGTAATCCTTGCGTTCCCATGCCTGACAGGCCCGCAGATTGTGGCAGATAAAGTCAAATTTGTGGCAATACCCGCGACCACCGCCGTCCGCATCCAACTGGTTGAACGGGATTTTCTCCATGGCACGCATCATCTCAGGCGTATTCTCGAAGTAGTCGCAATTGGCACACAACTGCCGACGTGCTTCCTGCAACGAGATACCCCAGATACCTGCCAAGCTATCCCAAAATTCAGGATTTGCACCCGGCTTCGGGCTGGCCTTGTCCGGGCCAAGATGCCAGTTGTCAACAACACGCTGCAAGTTAACCTTGTTCTCAGCCGTGCTGACAATCTCCGGCGTGACGATCCGGCCCATGGTTTCGTTTGCCATCACATCTTGCCCTTCTTAGCCTTGCCAGCCTGCGACAACGCGATGGCGACAGCTTGTTTGCGGTTGGTAACCGTGGCTGCCTTCTTGGGACCCTTGGGGTCGACGCCGGCGTGCAGCGTGCCAGCCTTGTATTCACCCATAACCTTGGCGATCTTGGCGGCGGCTTTAGTTGGCTTTTTCATTGGCGGTTCTCCATGTTGCTTTCAGCATATACCCTTTAGCCCGCGCCGTATCGGCTTAGACCAGTTCCCCGTCGGAGAACCCAACGACGTGGCGGCGTCACCGGCGAAAGTAAGAAACACCGCGTCGGCCTTGTCGGGTGAACGTAAACCCCGCCGGCGCATGTCGTCCTTACTCTCGGCCTTCATCTTGCCGCTGCTGCCGAAAGAATACCTGATCGACGTCAATTCCGCAATAAGTTCGCCGTCGGCGGGCAACCGGCTGCCCCGCTGCTCAAGCCAACCCCGAAACCTGAAT